CTAAAAAGTTTTCTCTAGCATTTAAATCAATTCTAAAACTTAAATTCTGCCCTAAATATGCAATTAAATCTATTAATGCAATATACTCACTGCTTTCTACAAAATCATTAAAATCTTCAGGATAATTTTCCTGAAGATAAGAAATCATTGTACGACGTAAAGTTTCAAAGTCGTAACTTTTAAAGTCAGCATTTCTAAAAGATTGGTATACTTTTTTCCAATCTTCTGTAACCAATAATTTGTTATTTGTTGAAGGAATCATAAAAATCTATTAATATATGGTATTTATAATTAAAATTCTATGTGTATATTATTGCACTACTAGGCCAATAGATTGATCAAACGTTAATTTTAACTGGTCGGATTGATCTGTACCATTTAATACCAAAGTAATTTCTAAGAAATAACCATTAGGATATTCTATTAAATCCATTTGTGTAGGAGTAACTCGAGGATCAGATGTGCAAATTCTTTGAATGTCTTCTTTGAGTAAATCTCTAACTCGATCAGTCATTGGTTCCATTAACAGATCCCAGATAATACATCCAAATTCTGGATTCATTACCCTTTCCCCTTTTTTAGTATTAAAATGATTTATGATATCTTGTTTTATTAACTCAAAATCAAATAATTTTACTCCTTGGTTAGCACCTAAAGTGCTAAAGCCTTTATAAAATTGGCTTGTTTTTGCTTGCTGCTGTTCTATTAACTTTGCATTAGATATTTCAAGAGTTTTGTAAGGCATGTTTTTTTCCTATTAATCTCCAATTTTATTATTGACTGGAGTAGCACTTAACACATCTGTATTATCGCTACTAAATTTTACAGGATCGATATTTTCATGCTGATCCCACGGTTCATGTGTAGGAACCCGTTGCATAATGCTTTGTAAATCTGAACCTCGATAAAAATTACCGTTTGCCCATCCTGCTAAAGTATCTCTATTCGGTAATGAAAATACTGTTAAACTAGTAGGCTGTTCTGCATTAATAGCGGATTCTGCCGCAGATGCTGCGGGTCCATTCATATGAATTTCTTTAGCAGTTTCTACATGGTTGCCTGCACTTAAAATATTAGTATTCCCAGCTGTAGAAAATTTATTGTTTCCGCTACTGTTTATATTAAAATCTGCACCAGTTGATTGTTTAATATTACTTCCGCTATTTAAATTAAATTCATTCCCAACTGTAATGTTACAATCAGTTTGCGCACTAAGATTGTAACTACCACCGAATAAAATTTTTCCAGTCGCTCCTACTTTAAGATTATAATTATTAGAAATATCTAGATTTAAACTATTGTTAGCTTTAACATTTATATTACGACCGGCTTCTAAATTAATATCTCTATCTGCTTTAAAATTAAAATCTTTTTCAGTATGAACGCTGATACTATCTTGAGCATATATATCTATTTTTCCGTTTCCAGTTAATTCAATCCACGCTGTTCCTTTACTATTTGCAATGTAAATTAAATCATGACTATTATGTAATAAAATTTGATGCCCTGTTCTTGTTCTTATTCTTACTAACTCATTTTGACCGTTTACATCGCCGTCATCCATTACAAAAGTTGTTCCACCTAATCTGCTTACAGGTGATTGTTTTTTTGTATCATAACCAACTTGGCCTGTCTTTGCACCTGGACTAGTATCTAATGGGCCCGGTGTGCTAATTCCAAAAACTGAGTTAGGTATATCTCGCCGCGCTGAAGATGAAGTAACTCCTCTGACTTCATCTAATAATAAACCTTGTGCTAAAAGTCTATCTGCAAACGGATGAATTGGTTTTTTTATTTTATGAACGTTTGGTTCATTTCCTTTATTTGTTTTTTTAAGGTATTCAGCAACTGGCAAATATTCTGTTCCGAATCTTCTTAATTGCTCTTGTGTGGCTGCAACTTGTTTGCTAGCAGCGATTCCTGGAGTCATATGATTTTGATATCTGTCTGCTATACAACCCATCCAATATCCTTGATTAGGATCTCCGTCGACAAATATTACCATAACTATTGTTCCTACATCAGGAGGAACCATCCAAAAACCATAACTTTTTTGGACATCATTAAAATCACTACTATTATTTCCTTCAAACCTTACAGAAGTAACCCCGCTAAATGGGCTAAGATATTTTACTGTAAAGGTGTCTCCTTGCCTGTTTACAGAACTAGGAACAGCACCTATCAAAGCTACTTCCAAATTACCCATATAAGTAGGATCAATGGTATTAGTAACTTCTGCTAAAAATGGCCCCGGCCTACCTAATTGTCCTCTCGAACGTGTTTCTACTTTTGACATAACTTAACCTAAATTATCTTGATTAGGTGGAACTATTAATTTATCTAGCGGAGAGCTAGACGAATTAGACCCAAATAAATTTGATACTGACTTTGTATTTAAAATTCCTACAGATTTCTGAGCACTTTCTAGAGCTTGACGTGGGCTTCCTAAAGCATTTGATATGTTAGAAGAAACATTATCTAACTTGTTACGCACCGATGACAGGTCTCCCATCAACGCATTCTTTCCAGCTAAAAACTTTCCGGCTATTCCAGGACCTGCTGCTATTGCTGAATTAATTTTTTCAGGTGTTAAATTTCCAGGAAGCTTTTCTAAACTTGTTACACCAAATGCTTTAGCAATGTCTAATCCATTTAAATCTGCTAAAGGTATGTCCGGTTGAGGTGCAGTAGTTGGGGGCGGGATTGCTGGAATATTTGCAATTTTAAAAATTGGAACATTATCTAATTTTATTCCGGAATCTGCTGCACGAATTATATTAACCGTTATATCAGCTGCATTGTCTTTTAAATTTTTTAATTTTTCTTCCCCTAATGCAGTTAAATCGTTTACTTTAATTCCGAGGGTATTAGCTAATTTTTCTAAAGCTTGCTCTTTTGTAGGACCTTTTAATTTATTAGCCAGGCCTCCAACTAATTCATTTGTATTACGAAACCCTTTTACTATGCTCGATAATGAAGGATTATTAGAAAACGAAGACATTACATTGTCCACTGCATCTGATTGTTTACCTACTGCTGATCCTAAAGCTTCGCCTGCTGCTTTTAAACTTGATAACTTTTGCATAGAATCGTTAATAGTAGTTGATGCTAATCTTATACCTTCTGTAAGTCGAGAAGTTGCTAGACTATAGATTGAACTAGCCGCAGATAACTGACTAATTCCTTGTGAAACTGGATTAACTAATTTTCCTACTAAATTATACACAGGGTTATTAACAGTCGGAATTGATAATTGAGTTGGATCGGGACGTAAACCGGGTCCACTAATTGACGGAGTTGAATCTGGAACAACTTGATTTGTCGGGTCCGGACTGGTAACTGATATCGAATTAACATCTGTCGATTTCATATTATCATCGATAGGAATTTGGGCGGGTATTCTAATCAGTTTAAATTCCTGTTTAAATACTCCGCCTTTAAAAGTGCTAGTAACTTCTGTAATCATGTAAACTCCACTAAACGGAGCTCTATTTTTATCAAATTGATTAACATCAACTGGATTTCTAAAAATGATTATGATGTAAACTTCTCCAAAAGACGAATCTATTTCATTATCAGTTGTAACATTTAAATATCCATCTTTAAGTTTAGCTTTATAATTTCCTGTTCCTGTTGTAGAAATATAAAATGGATCTCCTAAAATTTCTAATGTTCCCATTGCTCCAGAAACACCTGCATTAATTACAGCTTCGTGTAAATTTCTTGCTAAAATTTGATAAGGGTCATCAGTTAACTGTCCACCTGTGCCAGACAAATTGGGGTTAATCGACGAAACATCAAATCTAGTTGGCTGAAGTGGCAAAGGATGAGCTGCAACTCTATCAACAGGTTCTGATGCATACTCTACTTTAGGTGCATCATCATTAACCGCAGAATTTCTAACTCCTGGAAAATTATTATTTGCTAAAGCAAACGGTATACTTTCATAATACAAATTGTTAAAATCTAATCTAAAATTTAATACATCGATATTTTTACCTGTATATGTATAATTGTATTCCTTGTAAATTATATTGCTAATACTATCAGTATCAAATTTTATTGACTGGTAACCCGGAACCCGAGTATAATGAATTTTATATTCTGTAATTATAAACGTATATTTTTTATAATAATCTTTAGTTTGAGGATTTATAGTAGATAAATTTGTTACTTCTGGAATAATTAAAAAATAATTTACCAATCCATTTTCATCAGGTTTAAAGTTTTCAAGTAGACCCTTAACATATTCACTATCAACAATAACTGCCTCAATACATTCATTTAAATTTCTTCCTGCATTAAATTGAACTTTAATACTAGAATTAGGAGAATACTTTAATTTATTAGGATCTTGTTTAACTTCTTCTGCTGATGCAGTTTTTTCTTTAGCGCCTGGGTCCGGCATAGATGACAAAACATTTGATTTATTAAAATCAGATATTTTACTCTTTCCAATATTATTTTCATCAGAAAATTTATATTGGCCGTCTTCTAACATTGGAAATTTTATTTCATATTTGTCATGATTCTTCGATTGTGAAGGTCTGCTATCATTGTCAGAATCAGCAACTTGTTTTTCTAAATTATTACATAAATCAGTTAAAATTTCTTTAACTGTTGATCCTTGCATAGAAATTGGTTTTTTTAATTTATTTGGATTTCCTAATCCTCTATCCGTAAACATCACAGCAGAGCACTGATACTTTGTTCCCTTTTCTGTTAACTCTACTTTAACTGACGACAGCCCTAGCAACAAAAATTTAGTCGCTTGATCTATTTTAACAGGAGATGATTGAGAAACATCTACATCATCAGGATATCCCCAAAAATCGATACGCATTAAAAATGCTGCCGAAGCATATGTAACATACCCGGCAGCAATTGATGCTGCATGTAATGCTTCGATAAATCCATTTATACTGTAAGGTTCCATTACAGAAAATGACATCTTTGTAGCAAGGCTTGCTCCGTTCGATGTCCCCGGTGTCATTATTCCGCGAATGTCGATATCATCTATAAACATATCAAAGCGGCCCGGACTTGATTTATTAAAACCTGTAACAATATCTTGATTTTTGCTTAGTTCTTTTTTAGAATATTCTTCTAAAGACTGTTGGCTTACTTTACCAAAATTAGTATCATATGCCGTTTCTTCTACAAGATTTTTTTGAACTGCTGATAATGAGCCCGGTATTGCAAAATCTTTTGTTCCTTTACCACCAGATTTTAAAATAATAAATTTTGGTTCCATGATTCGATATTTTGCATCATCTAACCATTCATCCGGGACAGCTGAAAAAGTAAAACTATAAGTTAAATTCCTATAATTATTTAAAACGTTCGGTAGTAATTTTTTTTTAGTTTTTTTTCCTTTACTTATTTGAGCATTTTTAGAATCGCCGTTGGCATTCTTTTCATTAGTATCAGTTTTACGCTCCACAGTATTTGAAGAAGTGGTCATTTTAAATTCCTAAAGCAGTTTTTATATTTGAAAGTTTAGGAAGATAAATGCGTGTCCCAGGAATAAAATCAAATACAGAATCATTAATTATAGATCTATTTCTTACAGCAAATACCCACCAAAGATTAACATCTTTGTATAAATCAAATGCTAGTAAATCTGGACGATATTCATAAGTTTTAGTTATTTCAAACAATACATCGTCATTTTCAGACAAAATGCTTCTATACTCAAACACATCTAAATAATTGTTTGTTATATTAGTTTTATAATATGGACTTGTTGAACTAAAATATGACATTATAAAAATCCTTTTTTCTTTTGCCAAGCATAAGAAGTTATAAAGTTATCAACAGTAAATTCTTGCATTTCTCGTCTGCTATACATCAATACACATTCAATTTGAATATTAGATATAATAGGAACTGATGTTAAATTTTCTGGATCAGATTCATTATATATAAAATAATCAACTGAATTAGGTAACTCTATTCTAAAACTACTAATTGCTATTGGAACATTTTTTAGCATATAAGTTCCAAATGCGTCTAGTCGACAGACAGGAGGAGGAGAACCTGCATTAAAATCATTTCCTGTTTTCATTTTAGTCAATGCTGATAACAGCTGAATAGTTCCGAGATAAATTGCAGCATCATTATTATTTTGAACTGTAAATTGTGCCGAAATTGATATATTACTAATAGAGCTACGTTGATAAAAATTAAAAGAAAAATTACTATGTAAAGGTTGTTGTGGTGTGTAACTTGCTGTATGTCCAAACGAAATTTGCGGTGTATATGGAAAAATAATTCCGTTAAATGCTCTAAGCTGAGCAAGTCCGGGAGGTAGTATTTCAGCAGAAAAATATTCCAAAGGCACTCGAATTTTTGCTCGTAAATCATTACCTAATTCTTTTCCCGAAGCCGATAAGGTTCTTACTCTTGCCGCTGTAGGAGAAATTTTTTCAGCACCCGGATTTACACCTTTTGCAACTAGTTGACCGCTTCTAAAAGATTCTCCTAGAGAAGACGCTCCCTGAGGTTCCATATTTGCTAAATCAAAAGCTGTTGCACCTTGCGACGATCCGGCCATTTGTGCTTTTGCCATAGCACCTTCTAAATCACCGTATTCGTCGTTACTTGTAACTCCTACAGATTCTGATTTGGAATATTTTTCAGACGTAGCTTGATCTGTTTGGCTAGGATTTGTTGCATCGGGACTTTTAACTGTAGCAGTCGGATCCTCAGATTGATTTAAATTTGATAACGACGTATTAGCAGAGGTTAGGCTATTATCTAATTCAGTTTTTTGTTGTTTTAAATTATTAAGCTCAATTTCTAACGATTGTGTATCAACACCGGCTTCTTGCAGACCTTTTAATTCTGTTAATTTGGTATTGAACTGATCGTTCAGTAAATTTATTTGAGCATTTAAACTGCTAGATTTTACCTGTAATTCTTCTCTTGTTGCCATGATTATTCTCGAATACAGTATTTAACCAATAAATAAAATACATACTTAATACTTTCGGTTGACATAGATATCTTTTATGTTAAACTTAAACCGAGGATTTTAATTTTATGACAATAACAATAAAAAAAGTAAAGTATCTAAATAACAGAGATTTACTAGACGAAATACATAAAAGCAAATGCAGTTTTTCAAGCTTTTCGCGACAAGAATACAGTCAACATGACTTAATATTAACTAGTTTAGACAAAATTAATGTAAGAACTATAGCAGAAGCTAAAAGAAATAGAGCAAAAAGAATAGGATTACAAGCGTTTATACGTGCTAGATTAAGCGGGGATAAAAAAACTAAGTTATCCGAACTTACACCAGATTATAAAACTATAGCTAAAACTGATATTGTCATAAGAATAATGACTTATGAACATATACCCTTAGCCCCGGGTAGAAAGAAGACAACTAAAACTACTGCCGACAATCACGAAAAAGTAAACTTTCCTCCTTTTCAACATTGGAAATTTAATGACGAGGATGAATTAATATGTGTAGGTAAAAGTCATTGGCAAGGCGGAATAAAGACTGGTAAATTTAGCAAGGATCACGGACGTATAACAGAAAATCTCGGTAGGATGTTTATCAAGTTAAGCGAAAGATATGCTCAACGAGCAAATTGGAGAGGTTATACATATATCGACGAAATGAAGGGGCAAGCTATTCTTCAACTAAGTCAAATAGGATTACAATTTGACGAGAACAAAAGCGAAAATCCATTTGCCTACTACACTGCTGCGGTTACTAACTCATTTACAAGAATTTTAAATATTGAAAAAAAGAATCAAAATATTCGAGATGATATGTTAGAGGAAGCCGGACTTACTCCTAGCTTAACTCGACAAAATCAACAAGAATATGCAGACGAAATTGCACGTCAAGCAGAAATATATAAAAATATTAGAAAACCAAAAAGCGAAAGTTCTGACACCGACGAAGACGATGTCGACGAAACTGCTTGATATGATTATACACCATAATACTTGCACTGGCAGTTAATTCATGCTAAACTAGTTTTTATGGATCAGTTATTTAAAAAAGTTGCGTGTTTTACAGATTTACACTTAGGGCTGAAATCAAATTCTCCTACTCACAATCAAGATTGTGAAGAATTTGTAGATTGGTTTATTGAGACTTCACAAGCCAATGGTGCAGAAACTTGCATTGTGTTAGGAGACTGGCATAATAATCGAAATGCTATTAACTTAACTACCCTAAATGCATCTATTAGATGCATGGAAAAATTAGGGCAAGCATTTGAACAATTTTATTGGTTTCCTGGCAATCACGATTTGTTTTACAAAGATCGTAGAGATGTTCATTCTACAGAATTTGGTAAACATATTCCAGGAGTTACTATAGTTAATGACGTTTATACTGTCGGTAATGTTACTTTAGTTCCGTGGTTAGTCGGTGACGAATGGAAAAAAATTAGTAAAATCAAAAGCAAATATATTTTTGGACATTTTGAGCTACCCTTATTCTATATGAATTCTGTAGTTCAAATGCCCGATCACGGAGAACTGCAAGTTGATCATTTTAAACATCAAGAATATGTATTCAGCGGACATTTTCACAAACGTCAAAATCGTGGAAAAGTTTGGTATATAGGAAATGCATTTCCACATAACTTTAGTGATACATGGGATGATAAAAGAGGAATGATGTTATTAGAATGGGGAGGAACCCCACAATTTATAGATTGGCCTAACTGTCCAAAATATAGAACAATAAATTTGAGCGAACTTATCGATCAAAAAGATTCTATAATGAAATCTAAAATGCATCTTAAAGTTAACTTAGACATTGATATTAGCTTTGAAGAAGCTAACTTTATTAGAGAAACTTTTATTAATGATTTTGATGTTAGAGAAATCAGTTTAATACAAGATAAGACTAATTTAGATTCTACTATTGACGATAATCCTGATGCAAAATTTGAAAGTGTTGATCAAATTGTTGCTGAAAGTTTAGTGGCTGTAGAATCCGATCAATTTGATAAAAAAATCTTACTAGACATTTATAATAATCTTCCATCATGTTCAAACTAAAATCACTTACTGTAAAAAATTTCATGAGTGTGGGTAACCAAACTCAATCTATTAATTTTAATCAAGAAAATTTAACATTAGTTTTAGGAAGTAATCTAGATCTAGGCGGGGATGATACTGGATCAAGAAATGGCACTGGTAAAACAACTATAATTAACGCATTATGTTATGCATTATACGGACAAGCATTAACTAATATTAGAAAAGAAAATCTTATCAATAAAGTCAATGGTAAAAATATGCTAGTTACCGTTGAGTTTGAGAAAAATAATTCTACTTATAGGATCGAACGCGGCCGTAAACCTAATATCTTAAGATTTTTTGTTAATAACAAGCCTCTTTATGATAAGCAAGACGACGACGAAAGCCAAGGCGATAGTAGAGAGACTCAAAAATCAATAACACAACTGTTTGAAATGGGAATAACCATGTTCAAACATATACTGGCATTAAACACTTACACTGAACCTTTTTTAAGCATGAAGGCTGCTGACCAACGTGAAGTTATTGAACAGCTCTTAGGTATTACTATGCTTAGTGAAAAAGCAGAAGGCTTGAAACTTCTGATAAAAGATACTAAAGACAAAATACAACAAGAACAATTTAGAATTGAAGGCATTAAATCTGCTAACGAAAATGTCCAAAAAAGCATCGACAGCTTAAAATTAAAAAGTCGAGTATGGGATCAGACTAAAGATAAAGATGTAGAAAATATTGCTCGAGCAATGATGCAATTAGAGAGTGTCGATATCAATGCTGAATTAGGACTACATAAAGATTTAAAAGTTTGGAATGAAAATAGTTCAAAACTATCTAGTCTAACTAAACAAAAAGCAACTTTAGATACCGCACATGGTCAAGCAGAAAAAACTGTTAAAAAATATTCTAAAGAATTAGAATCATTAAGTGATCATCGATGCCCTTCATGCGATCAGGATATTCACGATCAAAAACATCAAGAAATGATTGCTACCGCTGAAAAAAATCTAAAAGATGCTACAGAATATCTAAACAAGATTAATAACGACCTTAAAAATATCGAAAAAGAAGTTAAAAAGATAGGCGCATTACCTAGCCCTCCTGTTACGTTTTACGAAACTGAAGCAGAAGCATTAGGGCATAAGAACAATCTTGAACAATTAGAAAAGTCGTTAACATTAAGAGCAGAAGAAAAAAATCCTTACGAAGAACAGATTGAAGAATTAAAAAATACAGCTATTCAGGTTATCGAATGGGCTACTATGAACAATCTTACTAAGCTAAGAGATCATCAGGAATTTTTGTTAAAATTGTTAACTAACAAAGATAGCTTTATTCGAAAGAAAATTATTGATCAAAATTTAACATATCTCAATAAGAGATTAGGATATTATATTGATAAACTTGGATTGCCCCACAAGGTAATTTTTCAAAATGATTTAACTGTAGAAATTACACAACTAGGTCAAGAGTTAGATTTCGATAACTTGTCAAGAGGTGAACGTAATAGATTGATCTTGAGTATGAGCTTTGCATTTAGAGATGTCTGGGAAGGATTATATCAACCAATTAATTTGTTATTCATTGACGAATTAGTAGATTCGGGCATGGACACTGCTGGTGTAGAAAATGCAATGGGTGTTTTGAAAAAAATTGCTCGAGAAAGAAGTAAAAACATTTATCTAATTAGTCATAAGGATGATCTAATTAGTAGAGTTAACAATGTGTTACGTGTAACTAAAGAAAACGGATTCACTTCATATTCAAGTGATTTAGAATATGTCAACTCCTGAATTAGACAAATATAAAAAAACATATTCAGAATTTATCGAAGAATTAACACATCTTCATAATGCACACTTGACTTATGTAAAAAAATTAGGAAGAGAAACCGGATTTGCTATTCGTAAGCATATCAAAAAGATAATTAAATTGCAGAAAGAATTGCATAAAACTAGTGTTGCTGCATTTGTAGAACATAGAGCTAATAATAGAATTAGACGAGAAATGAGCATCAAGCACAGAGACATAGTTAAAAAAATAATGCAAGAAAAAAAAGCTAAAAAAAATTTGGAGAATACAAATGGAAACGACAACAAATCAACTACAGACTCAATTTAATGAATTTCTAAAAGAAGATGCAAAGTTTTCAGCAGGTAATAGTGCTGCTGGAACTCGTGCTCGCAAGGCATTAGCAGAATTAGGCAAGTTAGTTAAGGCTCGGCGCAATGAAATCACTGCCGAAAAGAATGCTCGTAAGGAAGCAAAGGCAGCAAAATAATCAATGACTTGGACTTATCAAGGACAAGTTGTAACTGAACTACCAGAAGACTGCGTTGGTTATGTATATCTTATAACCAATTTAGTCTCTGGAAGAAAATATATTGGCAAAAAATTAGCAAAATTTAGTAAAACGACCTACAAGACTGTAAAGTTAAAGAACGGCACTAAGAAGAAAAAGAAAATTCGAAGCAAAATTGACAGCGATTGGCAAGACTATTATGGCTCAAGTCCTAATCTAACTGAAGACATAAACAAATTAGGCAAACAAAACTTCACTAGAGAAATACTCTACTACTGTAAATCTAAAGCAGAAACATCTTACATTGAGGCCCGTGAACAATTCGACCGCAAAGTATTAGAATCCGACGATTACTATAACGGACATATTCAAGTCCGTGTCCATGGCTCACACATAAAATCCAAAATTTAATCTAACACCTAAGGTTGGCGGGCCGGTTTGTAATACCGCTGTGGAAAAATCCGGTGTGACTGCCGGAACACGCAACATATTGATGGACTCCCGATGGAGTATCCGTTGATATAGTATGACTGTTAGCATACAAAAAACCGTGCTATAAAAACTTAAACACTAGGAACGAAGTTTAAGGCGCTATAAACAGCGAGTCGATGTAGGTTGGGAAAGGTTAGAGCCCATTAGCAATACGGTAAAATACCTACTTCCAATGTCTCGGCTGGGTGCAACTCACATGAAAAAGACAAAGGCGGAACCTGTAAAAGGTTCCGTCTGACCAAAACAATCTACATGAATATTAATTTTGCTTTGCAAAATATTATCTCTAATTAAAAAATTGCTTCGAAGCGATAGCTGAAGAAGCAAACGAACGTAGTTCGTTTATGCATTAGATAATATAAATAAAATAAAATTTAGGACATCTAATATGAAAATCGAACAGTTACTTGGAGATTTATCTGAAGCAAGAAGAAATAATTATGGGAGAGAACAATCCCATAAAGCTGGACAGGAATTAGGGAAACACATTGCTAGTGGTTTGCCATCTGCAGATACAACAGCAGCAATTCAAGCGAATAAAGAGTTATCTAAACAAGATCAAGCTGCACAAGATCTTCAATTAAGACTAGGAAAATTTAAAGCTGCTAAAGCGGCTTCTGCACCTACAACAACTCCACCAACAACAGCAGCACCTGATACTCCTACAGAAACAGACCCTAGCGAGATTGCAAGATTAGCAGGAGTGCAACCGGGTGGTGCAGGTGCTTTTTCACAGATGGGCCAACAATTAGCTCCTCCTGGAGCACCAACAACACCGACTGCCGGTGATACTACAGTTAGAAATACAGCAACTCCTGCTGCTACATCAAGTTCTAATGATACAACAACTCCCGGATCTAGTTCTACTACTCCGACGACTACAACTGCTGCACCGAGCACAGGAAGTAAAGTTGCAAATTTTGGACGAAAAGCAGCTGGAATGGCCGGCGGGTTTATTAGAGGTCTCGGAAATGTTGCAGGTGAACTAGGAAATGCTGCCGGGCAAGCTGTGACTGCTCCTATTGGTGGTGCAATTAGAGGATATCAAACTGCAAGACAGGGTGTTCCTTTTACCGGTGCGACAGGTTCCACAGGTTCGTCACAACCAGGCTATGCAGGAGGTGCTGGCTCGAATGTAAGTCCTGGTGGCTTGCCTGACGTATCATCTAGTCAAGTAGCACGCGACGAAATTGCAGATCTAAAACAAACTATTGCAAATATAGGACAGCGTTTAAACAGAGCAGGAATAGCTGAAAAAAAGATTAATTAAAAAAACGGTAAACCGGATTCTTTGGTAGTTTCTAAATTTTCTTTTATTATTTCAGAAATTATTTCTCTATCTTGAACATCTAACATAAAAGCCTGTTCTATACTAAGAGCTCCCCTCATATACCAGGCTAATTTATATAACTCTGTTCGCATGGCTTTTGACTCTTTCTCGTATTGTTTTACGAGAGCCTGAATTTCTTCAATGTTTAATGTCAAAAGCCTCGCGCGAAAAAATCGCTGTCATTAAAATTAATTGGAACTTGATATGTAGCAGGTGCGCCGAGAGCCTGCTGTTCTTCTGTAGTTATACAGTTAAATGGTTTCAACTCATTATGTTGTTTTAGTCTATTTAAATGCTTATTGATCTGATCGAATACATCTTTGTCAATATTATTAACAAAATCTAAAATTGTTCTTTGATCAGTAACTTCAATTTCAGGAGTAACAATTTTATAAATGCTTTCACCTATTAAATTAACTGTAACTTGAGTTAAGTTTGAAAAGCTAGAATTAAATACTTCTAATTTTTTTTCTTCGGATAACGAATCATCATTAATTGCACTCATTATTTTATTAGCTTCGAAAGTTTGTAAACTAACTTTAGTCATATGTTTATAAGTTAATGGGCGAACATATAATACTAATTCGGGGCTAATAATTACTTCTTCTTCCCAGATGTTATTTTGTTGTTGATCTAATAATATTCTTAAATCTACATCATAGTCGACTTCTTCGTTTATGATAGGAATTTTGTGTTTCATCGGCAAGATTTCACCGTATGTAGCTAATCTAATAGCAATTAAAATTGTATCTAAATCAATAGATGGAGTATCCCATGCATTTTTAATATTAGGAATACAGCTTTGAATAACATCTACTATTGCCTGTCCGTTTAATAATGCATCTGGAGTTTTGAATATTAATTCATCTTTAGCAGTCATGGAGTATATAGGAAATTCACCGTTTTCCGGAATGTGAATACTACGTTCAGGCCAATAATTTCCTTGACTAGGTAATCTTATATAGATCTTTGGTTGCCTCATGTAATTTGCTAAAGGATTTTTTGTCTGAGGGTGTTTTTGATTCATCATTTAATCTCCATAAATACTGTATAGATACTGTTACTAAATATTTATATTAGCATATTATAGGCAATAAAAAACCATGAGTGTAGCTGACGCCCTATTACAAGACATTTTAGATCAAGCTAAAATATCCAATACTCACCTTGCAACATTATTAAGGCAATCTGCTGCCGGTGGAGGAAGTGGTAGCAGTGGTAGCGGACCAAATCCAATACAACAAAATATAGCAAGATTTAATATACTAAATGGAGTTTTATCGGGCATAGCTAAAGTAGGAAATATTGTTTCGAATGTGTTTTCTAGTATATTCAATTTTGCTGGAAAAGTAGCAGGAGAATTTGTAAACCTCGCACAAAAAGCATTTGAAGGTACTGCAAAATTTAGCGACTTATTCGGTGCGGCTGAAAGAATTACAAGAGCAATTCCACTATTAGGTGCTGCTATTGGTCCTGTTATAGGATTATTTCAAAAGTTTGTAGCATATCAGGAAGAGCTATTAACTACATATCAACAATTAACAAAAGTAGGTGCTAGTTTTTCCGGTGATTTAATTGAAATGAGATTGTCGGCTTCTAGAGCCTATATGACTTTAGATAAATTTGGTGAAGTTGTAAGAGTTAATAGCTCATTATTTGCTACATCGATGGGTGGTGTAGATGCAGGAATAAAAACATTTACTGCTGCTCAAAATAAATTAGTCGACCCTAACGGACCATTCGGAAAAAATTTACAAGGATTAGGTGTTACTGCTGAAGAAGCAGGCAGTATGTTAGCTGCTATGATGAATCAACAGGGTAATATGGCCAATGTTAATCGTCGCAATACTAATCAAATGGCCGAAAGCACATTTAATTTAATTCAAAATTTAGATGCTTATGCTAAACTTACAGGAGAAAGTCGAGAAGCATTAGCAGAAAAAATGAAAAAAGAAGCTATGGATGTTCAATTCCAAGCATTTATGTCCGCATTAGATCCAAAAGAAGTAGAATTAGCAAATTTAAAACTAACCGCAGCACTGCAAATGGGCGGTAAAGGTGCAGAAGACAATATGCGAATGATGCTTATGTCCGGGGGAAAAATTCTTCATGCAGGAACGGAAGCAGCTAATCAGTTCATGGTAACTACTCGAGGAATGGGTAACGTTGCATTGCAAAATCTTGCCGCAGTAAAATCACAAAAAGATTTTATTAAAGTTGCTGAAGAATCGAGACAAGGAGTAGGAAAGTATACTTCGGATTTCACTAAAATGGTCGGGGGCCCAGGACAAGCTGGAGTATTATCATTTCTTGGTGCAATGAAACTGTCTGATGAGCAAGCACGAACTATGGTAAGAACTCGTGGAGAAACTGAAACAGCAGAACAAAAAGCATCAAAAATTAGAAAAGAACAAGAAGAAAACCAATATAAGGGTACAGCAGCAGCACTAGGGGCTGCACAAATGCAGTTGAAAATTTTTGGTAACGAAATCGGCGAAAGATTTTTTAGCATACTTAGACCATTAAATGAGCCGATTATGAAAGTCGGCTCATTACTAATGGATTCATTCGGAGGAGTAATAAAGTATCTTACAGCAGAAGGCGGTCCGATGACACGCCTAGGAGAAGTTATTAAAGAATACTTGATTCCTGCTATCGAATGGACTGCAAATTGGGTTAAAGAAACTTTTGTTAGTTTGGCAAATTCAAAAAGTGCTACAGATTTTTTTGAAAGATTGTTTAAAAGATTTGGAGTAGTATGGGATAAAATTTCAGAAGTGCTAGGTCCTCCTATTAAAAAATTCTGGGAAGAAACTGCTAAACCTATGTTAGCAGATGCTTTTACAAAAATAGTAGATTGGATAATTACAGCGTTAAGAAAAAATAGTTTAATTGGTAGAATTTTGTTTAACGAAACAGCAACTGAAAAAGAAGAAAAAGCAAAAAGAGAAAATGATCCGATATATCAAAAAATATTAGAAGAATTTACAATACGCAATCCTAGAACAGGTAGAGTTGCATCAATTGATGAAAAAGGTGCAATTGAAAAATACGAAAAAGAAAAAGAAAGATTAAGAGCAGAAGCAGCATCGGCAGCAAGACAAGATGTAGAAGCAGAAGCCCGTCGTGCAATGTTAGATCAAAGTCGTCATATGGCAACTGCTGGCGGTAGAGCAGGCGGATCATTAGGTGCTACAGGAAAACTGTTTGAAAATTTTGGATCCGGGACTACAATGGAATTGCACGGAAATGAAGGAGTTATCACTCCGACACAGTTAAGTGATGTTGTAGCAACTGCATTAAAGCAACAGGAAAATAATCAACTGAACGAAAAATTTAATCAGTTAAATAACTTAACACAACAATTAATAAACATTATGCGAGAAAATGCCGACAATACACGCAGAAGTTATGATGCCATACAAAGTTTAAATGGTAATTTATTAATGTAAATTAGGAAATAATAATGGCTTGGAAAAAGTATTTTACACCAGTAACTACAAAAACTTCAGGGCAACTTAGCCCAATTAGCGGAAACGGCACGTCACCTAATCCTTTACGTACCAATTATTCGAGCTACTTACCTGATGTTTATACTGGGCATCCGAATAGATTAGAACGCTACGGTCAATATGATACTATGGATTGGGATAGTGAAGTAAATGCTGCATTAGATATTTTAGCAGAATTTTGCACCCAGCATAATGAAGAAAATGGAACACCGTTTCAAATATTTTATAAAGAACAAGCAACAAACACTGAAATAAAAATTATCAAAAAATATTTACAACAATGGTGTAAACTTAATAAGTTTCATACAAGGATTTTTAAAATTGTTAGAAATGCTTTTAAGTATGGTGATGTATTTTTTGTTAGAGATCCTGAAACATTATCGTGGATGTATGTAGATCCGGCAAAAGTTGATAAAATTGTTGTTAATGAATCAGAAGGTAAGAAACCAGAGCAATATGTAATTAGAGATTGGAACCCTAATTTAGAAACTCTTGCTGCAACAGCAATTCAACCAAGTAACGTTCACGGCGGGGGCAGCACTTTTGGTGGTAGTTATGGAACTGGCCAAGGTGGAGCAGGTGGCAGTAGAGGTATGGTAGGCGCATTCCCAACAAGCACTAATTCTAGTAGATTTCAAACAAATCAAAATCAATATAATATCGATGCTAAACATGTAATTCACATAAGCATGAGTGAAGGATTAGATAACAATTTTCCTTTTGGTAATAGCTTAATGGAAACTATTTTCAAAGTATTCAAACAAAAGGAATTATTAGAAGATAGCATTATTATCTATCGTGTTCAACGTGCACCGGAGCGTCGTGTATTTTATATTGATGTAGGCAATATGCCAAGCCATTTGGCCATGAGTTTCGTTGAACGTGTTAAAAATGAAGTTAATCAAAGAAGAATACCAAGTAATACTGGCGGAAGCCAAACTGTAATTGATTCTGGATATAATCCATTGAGTATTAACGAAGATTATTTCTTCCCTCAAACCGCAGAAGGAAGAGGAAGCAAGGTTGAAATATTACAAGGCGGACAAAACTTAGGAGAGATCGATGATCTTAAGTATTTTACTAATAAGTTGTTTAGGGCTTTACGTATTCCTAGCTCTTACCTCCCTACTGGACCTGACGACGGAGGAAGCAACTTCAATGATGGTCGAGTTGGAACAGCATATATCCAAGAATTAAGGTTTAACAAATATTGTGAGCGCCTTCAAAGTTTACTAAATGATAGTTTTAATAATGAGTTTAAGTATTATTTGAAGCAAAAAGGCATTAATATCGATTGGAACATTTTTGATGTAAAATTTAATCCTCCTCAAAATTTTGCAGCATATCGTCAAAGTGAAATGGATACTGCTCGTGTTACTACATTTGGTGCTGTAGTTCAAATTCCGTTTATTAGTAAACGTTTTGCTTTAAAGAGATTCTTAGGGCTAACTGCTGAAGAGGTTGCAGAGAACGAAACACTCTGGAAGGAAGAAAACATAGATTCTGATACTGCTTTACCGGCAAGTGCAGAGTTACGTAGTGCAGGGATAACAGGTAATACTATATCTGGTGATATGTCTGCCATGACAGCAAACGAACCACCGCCTGAATTAGCACCAGAAGGTGAAGCAGGTGCAGCACCTGCTGGAGGAGTTCCTGCTCAAACACCTGGCGGCGGCGCACCTGCTGTTTGAAATAAATAAAATTATGTTGTTAAAAGAATTCATTTATTTCGATAAAGATTATGCTAGTCCTCAAGAAGACAGCAGATATTTGCCCGATGCCGATAAAACAATCTTAGACATGGATGATCTAAGAAAAACACCAAAATTAACATTAAAAATAATTAATGATATTAGAAAAGCCGGAGAAGCAAGAGAGCGAGAAGTAAAAGAAAATTTAGGTCTTGTTAGAAAAATGTATGCAACACCACCAGCACCGGCTGCATAATTAAATTTTTGATATAAAATTGCCTATTTTTGGCCTATTTTGTATCAGAATTATTCAATAATTGTAAATATATTACAAACCTTGCCGCAACCTAATAAGGAGAACATTGCATGAGTACCAAATTTGAACAACTTCTAGACTATTTAGTTAACGAAGAAATGGATAAAGCCAACGAGCTTTTTCATGAAATCGTTGTCGAAAAGTCTAGAGAAATTTATGAAAATTTAATAGCTGAGGAAGAAGAAGAAGCTGACGAAGCTAAAGAAATGGATGAAGAGTCTGTTGAAGAAGCAGCCGAAGATGATGAAGAAAACGAGTCTGTCGAAGAAGGCGAAGAAGAATTAGAAGATTCTTATATGATGGACGCAGAAGACGAAACAGGTGACCCGACAGATGATATGTTAGGTGATGTTGAAGTCGGTGCAGACGATGATATGGGCGATGAAGAGCCAAGTGTGGGCGACGAAGAGCCAACATCCGATGAAGCTATGATGGACATCAAGAACGCGATCGAAGAATTAGAAGCAGCGTTTGCTGAGCTAGAAGCTGCCCAAGGTGGTAGTGATATGGGCGACGAATTTGGTGACGAACCAGAATCTGAACTTGATCTAGATGGCGAAGATGATGAAGAACAAGCTGAAGAAACAATGGGAATGTTTGAAGGCAAAAAGCGTATGACACGCGAGTATGTTGAAAAAGTTGGAAACGACTGGAACGGAAGTTCTCAAAAAGCACAGGGTAAAGATGCTGGTGCCGGAACAGGTGATGGTATGGGAAGTCCTGCTGAAGGTAAAAGTCCTATTAGCTCTGGAAAAGGTAAGCCAACAACAGGTGCAACTGCTGCAAATATCTTAGGTGATAAGAGCACAGGCGAAGGCACAAATGTTGGAACAAAGCCAACAGGTAAAGCTGGTGGTCTAGTTAAGCCCGCACAAGATATGAAGACTGGTAACGGAAACGTTCCTGGTGGAAAAATGGGCGTAAAGAATTTAACTAAAGTTGCAGGTGGTCACGGTGCCGAGAAGAAAGGTGCAGGTCCTGGTCCAGTAGGTTCAGGTTCCGGTGACAAAGCTGGCCAAACCGCTATTGCTCCTGAAACAAAGAAGCAATTCTTAAAGCCTTATAGTAACTAATTAGAGAAAACAGGATGCAAAAACTAGCCTATTTAAGAGAGCATTTGAGTTTTGATCAATCTGGCATCGTAATGGAGTCAGACGACAAAGATGGTAAAAGCCTTTACCTTAAAGGCATTGCTATCCAAGGAGGAATTCGTAATGCTAATCAAAGAATATATCCAGTAGATGAAATTGAACGTGCTGTAAAAACACTAAATGATCAAATACAAAACGGATATAGTGTTTTAGGTGAAGTTGATCATCCTGATGATTTAAAAGTAAATTTGGACCGTGTATCTCATATGATTACTCAAATGTGGATGGAAGGTCCTAATGGTTACGGGAAGATGAAAATTCTTCCCACCCCGATGGGCAACCTTATTCGCACTATGTTAGAAAGCGGAGTAAAACTTGGCGTAAGTTCACGTGGTAGCGGAAACGTTAACGACATGAACGGTCATGTATCTGATTTTGAAATAATAACTGTGGATATAGTTGCACAACCTAGTGCCCCTGGAGCATATCCAACACCAGTTTATGAACATCTCATGAACACACGTGGCGGACTTCGTGCTTACAAGGTTGCTAGTGAAGTTAAAGAAGATCCAAAGGCCCAGAAATATCTAAAAGAAAGTCTCTTGCAGATTATCAAAGGTCTAAAATAAGCCCGAGGAGAAATAAATGTTGGACGCATTCAAAAAATTGGTCGAGAGTGGTTTAATGAACGAGGACATGAAGTCCGAATTAGAAAACGCTCTTGCTCAAAAATTACAAGAGAATCGCGACCAAGTCACAGCTGAACTTCGTGAAGAGTTTGCACAAAAATACAGTCATGACAAACAAGTTATGGTTGAAGCAATCGACAAGATGTTAAGCGACAGATTGGCCGCAGAAATGGCCGAATTGTATGAAGACAAAAAAGCTCTAGCCGAAGCAAAAGCACAATACAAACAACGTGTTGCTGAAGATGCTCGTAAACTAGAAGGATTTGTTATCAAACAATTAGGCAAAGAGTTAGTAGAATTCCAAAATGATCGTAAGAAAGTTTCGGAAAACTTTAGCAAACTAGAGCAATTTGTTATTCATGCTTTAGGAAAAGAAATTAACGAATTTGCTATTGATAAACGTGACCTAGCTGAAACAAAAGTTAAGCTAGTTCGTGAAGCAAAAACCAAATTTGAAGATATCAAACAAAGATTTATACAACGTTCAGCAAAAGTCGTTGAAACAGCAATTACTCGTAAGTTAACATCTGAAATTAAGCAATTAAAAGAAGATATTGACAGTAGCCGTAATAACGATTTTGGACGTAAAATCTATGAAGCTTTTGCACAAGAATTTGCAAATTCTTATCTTAATGAAAAATCTGAAACACGTAAATTGTTAAAGATTATCGAAAAGAAAGATAAACAAATTGCAGAAGCACAAAATGCCGTTAACGAAAAAGCAACATTAGTTGAATCACGTGATCGTGAACTACGTATCACTAAAGACCTAATGGAGCGTAAGCAAATAATGGCAGAATTATTAGCACCTTTAAGTGCTGATAAAAAAGGAGTAATGCAAGATTTGTTAGAATCTGTTAAAACAGATAAACTACATTCTGCATTCGACAAGTACCTACCCGCAGTAATGGATGGCGAAAAGAAAAAAGTAACACAAAAAGTTGCTTTGACTGAAAGCACTGAAATAACAGGTAATCGTGAAACCAAGCCCGAGGTAGGCTTAGACAATATACTAGATATCCGCAAACTAGCGGGTCTAGCAAAATAATTCAAGGAGACAATAGGAAATGTCACAACTTTTAAATGAAAGATGGTCAGAGACCAAGGACGCTCTGCTTGAAGGCCTATCTGGAAACCGTCGTGCTGCTATGGGTGTATGCTCTAGAAAACACACGTAAGTACTTGGCTGAAAGCGCAACTGCTGGTGCAACCAGCGCTGGTAACGTAGCAACACTTAACCGTGTTATTCTTCCAGTTATCCGTCGTGTAATGCCGACAGTTATTGCTAACGAAATCGTTGGTGTTCAGCCAATGACTGGACCTGTTGCACAGATCCATACTCTACGTGTTCGTTATGCTGACAGTGCATCTGGTGTTGTTGCAGGCGAAGAAGCTTTAAGCCCATTTAGCATTGCAACTGCTTACTCTGGAAATGAGAGCACAAGCAATCCTAAAGCACAAGCTACAAGCACATTAGAAGGCCGTCCAGGTAACAAATTAAGCATTCAAATCTTGAAGCAGACAGTCGAAGCTAAGAGCCGCAAACTAAGCGCTCGTTGGACTTTCGAAGCTGCACAAGATGCACAAGCACAACAAGGTATTGATATTGAAGCTGAAATCATGGCTGCTCTAGCTCAAGAAATTACAGCTGAAATTGACCAAGAAGTTCTTGCTTCTCTACGTAGTTTAGCTAGTGTTGAAGAAACATATGACCAGTCATTAGTTTCTGGTACAGCTACATTCGTTGGTGATGAGCACGCTGCTCTAGCTATTCAGATCAACCGTGTAAGCAACTTAATTGCTCAGCGTACACGTCGTGGTGCTGGTAACTGGGCCGTTGTTTCTAACCAGGCTCTAACAATTCTACAGAGCGCAACAACTTCTGCTTTTGCTCGCACAACAGAAGGCACATTCGAGGCTCCTACAAATACTAAGTTTGTTGGAACATTAAATGGCGCAATGCGTATCTATGTTGACGCATACTTAAGCGATGCAACAGCACAAGACGACAACCAAGTTTTAATTGGTTATAAGGGTTCTAGCGAAGCAGATGCTGCTGCGTTCTATTGCCCATATATTCCTCTAATGAGCTCTGGTGTTGTTCTAGATCCAGCAACATTCGAGCCAGTAGTTGGCTTCTTAACACGTTACGGCTATGTTGAGTTAACAAACACAGCATCTAGCTTAGGTAACGCTGCTGACTACCTAGGTAAAGTATCTATTACTTCTGCTAAAGTTAGCTTCAAGTAATAAATTATTTGATTTTATACAAATCAAAACCCGCTTCGGCGGGTTTTTTATTAAATAAAGTATCTATGTTATTATGCGGCACCTACCGCGTAGACCTAGAACGTCATATTAAAGGAGAAAAAAAATGGGACGTCCGATTAAAAAGAAATTTTTTGGTAATTTAAATAGTAGTGGAGTCGGTGGTGAAGGAATTAGCCTTTTTACCATCGGAACTAATCCTGTTTCAACATTAACAGTTACAGTAGTAATTGGAGCACCAAATTTAGCAGGCGGTGTTCAAGCAGTAGGTACTGCTGTTAAAACAGGTAACACTGTTACTAGCGTTACAGTAACTACCGCAGGTAGCGGTTATACAAGTGCACCTACAGTAACATTTACAGGAACTAGTATGTCTGTAATTGGAAGTGCAACTGCAACATTAACAACTTCTGTAGTAAATGCTATTGCTGCCACAGCATATATTCCTGGTGGATCTTCTGCTGTAACATCTGATATTGTTAAACAAGAAGCAAGTCGTCGATACTTAGTAAGAAATGATCAAGGCACTGGACAATGTCGTTTAACTGCTGTAGATAATGGATCATTAGCAGAAGGACAAATGAACATTATTGCAACAGATGTAAATGGTAGCACTTATTATGTAACTAAGCTAACTGCACGTCGTGCAACATTAAGCACAGCAACAGACAATGGTGGATTTGAATATGCATCGGGCGCTGTAGCAGGGTGGTCATTAAATGCTGCAACTACTGGAACAGTAAGCATTGCTAATCTTTAATTAAATTTTTAATTAAAACAAAAAGGACATTTTATATGTCCTTTTTTTATTATTGTAAATTATAAAATTAAGGTAAATAGGTATATGGCGACATTTTGGACATATCCTAATACAATTGCACAATACGTAGAAGCAGGTGCAGAAGATAATCATATATCATGGAATAACATTGATTCAGGTTCTCTTTTTTCTAATGATACATTGTCTTTAGTAACTATTAAAAATTTATATCATATTGCCAGAAGTCCTAAGCATGATCTTGTTACTAAAACTTTTTTTTTAAAAATAACTAATTTTAAGTTTCAAAATCTTCCTGGATCTATATCCGGTATTGAGTTTCGATTAACTGCAAATCGTCGAGGTCGAATAATGGACGATACTGTTCAACTGTTATTAAACGACAACCCTATAGGAGATAATAAGGCATCTTTAGAAATTCCACAAACAAAAATTTATGGATCACCTACTGATTTATGGAATACCAATTTAACAATTTCTGATTTAAATAACAACAATTTCGGAGTGTTATTACGGTTTAAATCGCATATAAAATGGCCTCATAGCGATCCTATATTTGTAAACTGTGTAGAATTACGAATTCACTAAAACAATAAATACTATAAAAATAGATGAATGGATTAAAATAATGGCTACAATTCGAGTATCAGGTACAAAAACAGTAACTAGGAACGGACCTACCACTGTCTCATCACCGAACAGTAAGATTGTATTAGATACTACAGCTACCTACGCTAACGGCGATTTGTTTGTAGAAAATACAGCTACGATTAAAGGAAAATTGATAGTTTCTTCAATTTCTTCTGCAAGCATGTTTTCGAACATTAATGTTTATGTAAATCCTAATCAAACATCTAATGTAGGTAATCCATTTAATGTTGCATATACTAGCACAAACGTTTACGGAACTTTTACTGAAAGAATATCTGCGGCATTGTATGTACCCGGCGGTGTAGGTATAGAAAAAGATTTAAATGTTGGTGGTTATATTTACGGACGAGTAGCACAAGCTACTACTAGTTTGAATGTTCTTGTAACAGCTACTAATGAAAATCAAAATTTTTATCCTGTATTTGTAAGAAATCCAAACGGAATTGCTGAGTTATATTCTGATGAAACCGGTGATATAGGCGGATTAGTTTATAACCCAGCCGACGGTAAATTGTCGATTGATAGAATTCATGTAGCATCAACAGACACCTCAACTAGTCCAATTACTGGAGCATTTACTGTAACAGGCGGTGTTGGCATTTTAGGAGAAGTAAATTTAGGAGATAACCTAACTGTCGATGGAAATATCAATCCAGCTGTAAATTTAACACATTCTATTGGTAGCACATCTAGTCAATGGTATGAAGGTTTCTTAGAAAATATATACACACAGGTTATTGCATCTACTGTTGGTAATATTGAAGTAAAACCCGAAGGTGGCCTTACTGAATTATTCAGTGATATACGTGTAAGAGGTAAAAACCCTATAGGTACCGCACCAGTCGTAACAAATACTTTATATGTTACTGTAGACGGAAACGATACCAATGATGGTAGAGCACAAGACCCGAGTCGTGCTTGCAGAACAATTGGTGGAGCATTAAACAGTCCTTATTATCAACCAGGTACCCAGATTTTAGTTAGTGCTGGAAGATATTTAGAAAATAATCCTTTAAGATTAAAACCTTATACAAGTATACGTGGTAGTGATATTAGAACTACATTTGTTGAGCCTATTAACAAAACACAAGATTTATTCCATGTTGAAAGTGGATGTTATTTAAATTACATGACATTCTTAAATGGTCGAAGCGGTTTGTTAGAAGGCTCGTATGCTACTGGATTTAATAGAGGAGCATACGCAACAGCATTTCCTCCGCTAGAAGGTAATAAACGAATTGATCTGTTTCATAGCCCTTATATTCAAAATTGCACAAATCAAAGCGGTCCTTGGTTAAAAGACGGAACCCTTTATCAACCTAATCAGACTGTCCAAGTTCCTACTGTTGTAGGTACAGGAACTTGGGTATCTAATACAACTACAGTTCTTGTTTATGTAAACACCGGCACAATTACTAGAGGAATGAGTGTTAACTCAGGACAACAAAATCCTGGCTTCTTTAATGCTAGAACATTGATGTTAGCAAATAAACCATTCCTGCAAGAACAAGTAATTAATTGGATCGAAAACGAAATTACAACAAATATTGGTAATCCTTTAAGTATTTGGTGGAATTCATTGACTAATGCATCTTTTACATATAGTGTAGAAAAATGCAGACGAGATGTTGGAATTTTAGTTGAGAATGTTGCTTATGATGCTGCATTTGGAGGAAATCAAAAAGCTGTTGAAAGCGGTCTAGCATATTATAACGGTGTAGTAAGTTTAATTGCTGGACAAGAATTACAAACTACCGCAGCAATTAACTATTTAAATACGTTAACACAACAAGTTATTGTTAATACAGTTTGCCCTGTCATAGGTAGCAACAATTATCCTCAAGAAATAAACACAGTTTTACTTGGGGGAGAAATTGCAATCCAATCAGTTAACAATTTATTTGAAATAATTACAACAATAATTAATAACGGTACAGAAAGTGCTCCTGAAATATACGGAAGCCCCGGTCCAGATGCTGCTTTTGTTAGTGCAGAGACTTTAATGCAAGCTAATAGAAAATTCATGCAAGAAGATACTATTAATTACATTAATAATAATATTATAAATGCAACATTTCCTTATAGTGAAATAAAATGCAGAAGAGATACAGGACTAATTATTGATTCGATTGCATTTGATATGTTATATCCTACTGCAAATTGGAGTCAATCAACTTTTGCAGGTCTTCAATATTGGAAACAGCAGGAGTTAACTCCGACGATTACTGACGAAATATCTACAACAACATTAGCAATTTCGTATCTTAAAGAATTAGCAGGAAAAATAATATTGAATGTAACTCCTGCTGATGATTTAATTCCACGTTATCAGACAGTTGTTCCTCAAAATATATCAAGTTATCAGGCAGCTACTTTAGATGAAGTTTCTATTATTAATGATAGGTTTGACGAAATATTAGAAATTTTAGATGGAAAAACAACCGGATGGACTGACAGAATTGTCTCAAATGAAAAAACTAGCGATTTCTTAGCAGTGCAAAATGCAACATATAATTTATTAACTAATACAAATTATATGGCTTACGAAGTAACTGCATATATTGATTATGTCACATCGGGGACAGGTTTTGTATATAATGCTTCTACATGCAGAAGAGATGTTGGGCACATTATTAATGCTGTTGCATTTGACCTATTGCACGGAGGCAATAGACAATCGATTCAAAATGGACTTTATTATTACGGATTTAGTTTAACTACTTCCTCAATTGAAGCACAACAATCTCAAACAGTGGATGCGTTTAGCTATTTGGCAAACATTGCAAGTGATGTAATACAAAATATTCCTGTAGTTGCTAAACAAAGCAAAGTTGAGCAAATATTTACTGATGTAACTGCAACAGTTGCAGAAGCTTCTACGTTAAATTCAGCTATAGGAATTATTAATAGCATTATTACTGGAACATCGGCAGTTGCCTTACCGGGACAAACAATAGCATTTACTGCTAGCTCAACAGTGAATGTAATTGAAGCTTTTGATAATTTATATGTTAATAAACAATTTTTAATTGAAGAAGTCATTGCTTATATTGATCAAACTTATAATCCTGGAGCATTTAATTACGATGAAGCAAAATGCTATAGAGATATAGGATTATTAATTGATGCAGTAAGTCAAGATATCCTGCTAGGAGGAAATCAAAAAAGCATCGAAGCAGGATTAGCATATTGGAGTGCAGGATATAATTATGTTGCTGGACAAGTTTCTACAACTACATTAGCAATTAATTATGTGTCTTATTTGTCAACAATGACTGCTGCTAATGAAGTTGTAACTCCTCAAACAAACACTGATATTGTGCAGGTTATAAATCCGTTCTTTGATTACGGATGGGAATATGGTCCACAAGAAGCAATAAAACGTAATTTTAACATTATAACAACCATAATCGAAAAAGGACCGTTATATGCACCTCCAGTATATGCCGGAGGAGGCTTGTTCTCATTAACTGGTTTAAACGGTGCTGATGTTATTATTTCTCCTAGAGTAACTGCTGTTTATACAGCATCGTCTAATTCTTATTTGGTTGCATTGAATACTTCTACTATAGGATTCGGAACAAATGCAACTCTTTATTTTGGTGAAACAACTATCTTCCCGTATACTGATAAGGAAGTTGAAGAATTAAGCTACGAATTTACTGGTAATACTAGCACATGGAATTCTCGTAAAGTAGATCCTATAGGTGCTATGGGAGGAAGCTTAGTTGACGGCGCTGTAATTAGCGATCGTAGTCCTATTCAATCGTTTGTTTATGATGCATTTACCCAAGTTACCCAAGGTGGTCGCGGAGTTCATATTACTAATGACGGTTATGCGCAGCTAGTTTCTGTGTTTACAATTTTCTGTTCTGTAGGAGTCCAAGTTGATAACGGTGGTATTGCTTCTATAGTTAATAGTAACGCAAACTTCGGTGATATTTGTTTATTAGCAAAAGGTTTTGGCAAACGTAAATTTACTGGAACCGTTTATAACCCGCCAGGAAAAGCATTTGACAGAGAAACAGGTGCAAGGGATCCAGCCTTTGATCAATATTTCCCTGAAGGGTTCTGGCCGAAAGGAGCTATAGTCGAAATATTTGTTCCTGATATTGATGATAGACCACATATATCATTAATTATGGAAGTAGAACCGCCCGAAGGCCATATAAACGAGCAGTTATTACCTGGATTTTTAAATGCTGCACCTAACAAATCAGTTTTAAATACCGGAACTATTACTATAACTGATATTGATACAGATGGAATTGCTGTCGGAAATGCGCTATATATCAGAGATCAAAATAATAATAGAAATTATGTTGATACCGGCACTGTTGTTACAGATATCGGATATAGAAGCATTACTTTAAACAAAGCATTGATTAACGGTGGCGGCGACGCAAATAATCCAAACTTTTTTGATTTGTATTTCTGCGGTAACGCATACTATACAGTCGTAAGCAGCACAGTAGCAGTTAATCCAAAACCAAATGGTATTAATTTACTTTCTACTGCATCAACAGGATTAGCATATAATCAAGTTCCTGCACATGCGGATGCTATAAATTTCTTACATGATTTAACATTAAAAGTTATAAGCAATCAATCTATTACACCGTTAAATAATGTAACTACATATACTCCTGATCCTTTAATAACTGGCGGAGCACAAGCGACACAATTTATTAATTTAAGATTCAATGAATTACTAACAATATTAACTGCTACAAATGTTACCGCAGCAGAAGCTGTAATTCCTGAACGTTTAAGAAACAAAACTGGTACTCCGCCTTTAGGAGCAGGTAGTGCGGCAATTTTAATTAGGAGAAATATTGAATTCTTGGCAGACGAAGTGTCGGCATATACAACTAGCACTTATGCAGGAACAATATTCAACGGCATTAGTCAAAATACTTATAATATGATAGTCGAAAAATGCCAACGAGATACAAAAATTATACTAACACGTTTAATTTATGATATCGAAACTGGCGGAAGATATAATACTGTGTTATCCGGATTGTCTTATTGGTCAAGAAACGGTACGCACCATCTTGTGCAATTGGGCGAACCTGTTAGAAGAACAGATTTATTCCCAGATGGATCAACTGTTAACTTCTATCAAAGAAGTTATATGAGTGCAAGCGGCTACGTATTTGAATATGTTGGTGCAGGTGTAACTTATGGAGCACTACCTCAAAGAGGACAAGCTGATCCGGTTCAAGGTAAAGAAACAGTTCAGTTAAGCGGTGGTAAAGTATTCTTCACTTCAACTGATCAAAATGGAGATTTTAGAATCGGTCCAGGACTAGTAATTAGTCAGGCAACTGGTGTTCTAAGTGGAAGAACATTTACTAAATCATTATTTGCTAATATGACACCGTTTATATTAGCAATCGAAGGCGGCGCAATATAAAGGAAAAATTATGGCATTAATTCCATTAAATACGTTTAAGACAAAGACAGCAATATTAACTGATATTACAACAGCATCTGTATATACAGCTCCTGTTGGAGTTACTTCGATTATTTTGATGGCACAAGTTTCAAATATTACTACACAAACACAATATGTTAGTGTTAGTCATTATAGAAATTTACCTGTTTTACCAGACGCTCAAGGATTTGGTGAGCAAGCTGAAAAAACAAGTTCACCATTAGTTAAAAATTTTGCAATACCAGAAAATGATGCTGCAAGTGTGTTAACGGGAAAACTAATTATTGAAAGTCTTGATAGCATTAGAGCACATACACTAACATCAGGGACATGCCAATTAGTTTTAAGTATACTTGAAACAGCTAACGATTAAACTAGAGATTTATTATGCCAAGATTGCTAAGTGGATTAACATTAAGAAGAGGTGGAAGCGGGGAATTCATTGACCTAAAAGGAGCAATGCCGCAACTTCCACCTACTGAAACAACAGCTACTGGTTTTACATTAGTAACTGATAATTTACTGAGAACAACATATAGATCAAGTCTTGGTTTTATTGAATTCAACACTGCTACAATGTATAGCAGTTTACCTGAAGGCACTATAAAAGTTTTAGCCACCGGATCAACATTCTTATCCACTAGCACCTCTAATGGTAATTTTGTTGTAGAAGGCGGCGTAGGTGTTGGCGGCAACATGTATATCGAAGAAGATATTGTTGTTAACGGGTTAACTATCGGAAGAGGTTACGAAGGAACTAATAATATTGTTATCAAAGGTGTTGCGGCGGAACAAATAAACAATTTTAATAACGGACAAGCTACAATTGCAATCGGATACGACGCATTACAAAATATCGAAACATCATATAGAAATATCGCAATAGGCCGTTATGCATTACATTCCGGCACAAATTTATCAAATAATATTGCATTAGGAGATAGTGCGTTAAAGAAAATTGGTTATGTTAATTCTTTACCTGTTGCAGATATTACAGGAGCAACTAACGCTAGTCCTGTTGTAATAACAGCAATTAATCACGGATTAAATTCTGGAACATACATAACTATAGTTAATGTTCTAGGGATGACCGAATTAAACAGTCAATACTTTTACATAAAAAAATTATCTGCAGATAGCTTTTCTCTTTATACTGATAACATACTATCATCAGCAACTAATGGTGTGAGTTTTGGCACTTATATAAGTAGCGGAACTGTAGAAAGAGTCTTGTTAAAAGATAATAATATTGCAATAGGACACGATTCTGCTAGGAATTTAATTGATGGAGAAAAGAATTTCTTTATTGGTGACGGTGTTGGTTTAAATTTAACTACAGGATCTAATAATTTCTTTATCGGACATAGTGTAGGTAATAATATTACTTACGGAAATAACAACATTGCATTAGGTGGCGATAATTTAATAGACGGTCTAAACGATCAAGTTAACATCGGTAGCGTTTTTTATTATAACGGGTTAGGCGATTTACAATTAAATGCAGACACTGAAGTTGGATTAGGAACTATAGCAACTGTTAGTCCTCCCGGTTTTATAGATTCCACTAGCACTTTTACTGGTGGACTAGTTGTAATAGGTGGTTTAATTGTAACTGAAAGTTCTATTCTTAACAAAGATGTAAAAATATTTTCATCAACAACTTCTACATCGAAGACATCAGGCGCATTAGTTGTGCAAGGCGGAGTA